ACGCGGACTTACAAAAATGGGTTAGATTATTTGGAACGAATGTAGAACGGAGCAACATGATTGAGAACGCCATCAAAGAATGGTTGAACGGCCGCGAACTAGGTGCGGAAGTTTCAGTCCTTGCGCTCATGGCCCTTCGGCTGGCCGCCGAGTTCGACGACAAGGGCAACACCTCAACCGCAGCTGAACTTCGCAAGACCATCCTCGAGATCATGCGCCTAATGAATGGCGACGTGCCAGAGTTCGACCCACTTGCGGACCTGCTCAAACGCTAATGCAATACCCTGCCAGGTATACGCCGCCACTAAGCGACGACTTCGAGACTGACGGCGACCGCCTCATCGAGCTGCTCGCGCTCTGTTGGGTTACGCCCGAGACCGACGAACCTATCCCTCTTGACGAGTGGCAGAAGTGGCTACTCCGCCACGTCCTCGAACGCTACCCGGCAGACCATCCAGAGCATCCAGGTGAACTTCGCTACAGGCAGGTCGTCATCAGCATGGCGAGGCAACAGGGCAAGAGCGTATTGGCTGGAGGTTTGGCACTCGACGCCCTGACATTCCACAAGGGCGACGTTATCTCGCTGGCTTCAAGCCGCGAGCAAGCCACCATCATTTACACGCGCGTGAAGCATGTCATCGACAAGACCGCCTGGCTGTCTAAGCGGTTCAAAAAAACTACCGAGACGCGAGGCATCGCTAAGACTGACGGCTCGGGCAAGTACAAGGTGAGCCCAGCACGTGAAGCCGCCATGCAGGGTATCACTATGGTGAGGTGCATCCTCGACGAAGGCCACCTCGCGAAGACGGGAATCTGGACAGCCGCCAAGAAGGGCACGTCCGCCATCGACAACGCGATGGTCATCATGATCACAACGGCAGGCGACGCCGAGTCCAAGACTCTTATCGACCTGTACAACACAGCCGACCAAGTCATCGCCGACCCGTCGGTGAACGAACGCTTTGGCGCGTTCATCTGGGAAGCCCCAGCCAACTCGGAACTAACCGACCCGGTCGCTATCATGGCCGCCAACCCGGCGGTCGAGTGTGGCCGCATCCCACTCGAGCGAGTGTTGCAAGACATCACTACCAGCCCAGAGCATGAGGTCCGCCGGTACACGCTCAACCAGTTCATCTCTGGCACCCGAGAATCATGGCTGGCTGGCGAACTATTCCGACAAGCTGCAGGCAACGGCATCGACGACATCAGCATGAGCATCCTCGGCGTCGACGTAACACGCAACTTCGAACACGCCACCATTGCGGCGGCTAAACGCGTCGGCGACGAGTACCAGACCGAGCTTGTGGCCTCCCTGGTACAACCGACCGAGGACAAGCTCGTGGAACTTATCGTCTCCATTTGCCAAAAGCATCCCATTAGCGCGGTTGCTCTCGACGACCGAGGCATGCACTCCATTCACCGCAAACTTAAAGAGCGCGGCATCCCTGTGTGGAATCTCTGGAACAAAGAGATCAACACCGCTTGCATGACCGCCTACGCCATGTTTGCTAACGGCCGAGTCAAACACAACAACGACCCTCTGCTCGTAGTCCAGAACGGCCGCGCAGTAGCGAAATACGTGGGCGAGTATTGGCAGGTCTCACGTAAAGACTCCATCGGCGACATCGACGCACTCCTGGCAACCATCTGGGCATTATACGTTGCCTCCGCGCAAACAATGTCCGGTGGAGGTGTATACTAAAAACGGTTCTATACCCCCTTCATAGAACTCCTTTCGATCGGGAGGTGGGAGTTTCACTCCTCCAGGGCGCTCCCACCCCTCTTGAAAAGGTTTTGCGACACGCCACGCGAATCGGTCATAACCAAATAAGGTTTACTTATGGCCTCCATCTGGCAACGCCTCCTAGGGGCGACGCAGACCACCGAAAATCGTCTTGCGCCGCCTCCTATTCCGCTACGCTCTGACACTGTTGTGTCCACTACCTCGGCTCTCTCGCTGGCCTCGGTGTATCGCGCCATCCAAATCATCGCGACGCCAATCTCGAAGGCACTCCCACTAGACACGTTCCGCTACGGTGGCGGTCTGGAAATCAAAATCGAGAACCCGGTACTGGTCAACAACCCATCGCTGTCCGAGTCGCGTAAAGACTTCATCTTCTCGACCGTCTCAAGCTTGGCTCTGCATGGTGAGGCTTACTGGTTCAAGTCCTACGACTCACGCGGCCAAGTCAACGACCTCACGCTTATTCTCGCCTCCGCTGTGAACCCACGCTACGACGGACCTACTGGCACGACTGGCGCTAAAGTGTTCGACTACTTTGGCACGACCTACACGACTCGCGACATCGAACACCTCCGCCTCTTCTCACTACCTGGCAACCTTCGAGGTATCGGCCCTATTCAAGCCGCCTCGAATGACATCGCCCAGGCACTTGATCTACGCAACTTTGCAGCTACTTGGTTCTCGAGTGGCGGCGTCCCTACTGGAGTTTTGAAGACCGGCAAGATGCTCACCAAGGAGCAGGCCGAAGAGATCACCTCGAACTGGCACACCAAACAGGCAACGCGCCAACTAGCAGTGTTGAGCGAAGGTTTCGACTACCAAACCATCAACGCCACGCCGCAGGACTTAATGTTCACGCAGGTCGCCGCGCAGTCCACGCAGACTATCGCTCGCTTGTTTGGTGTGCCAGCCCGACTTCTCCTCACTGGTGTCGACGGCACGAGCGACACCTACGCAAACTTGAGCGACGAACAGCAAACGTTCTACCGCCACACGCTCATGGCATACACCAACGCAATCGAAGACGCGCTAAGCAACTGCCTACCGCGCGGCACTTCGGTTCGTTTCAACTACGAAGGCCTCTACAAGGCTGACCAGAAGACTCGCTGGGAGATGTACGACATCGCAACCGGCGGTCAACCTTGGCTCACGCCCGACGAAGTCCGAACCAAGGAAGGACTTTAATGTCTGAACTAGAAATCCGCGAAGTCGAGTTCCGACTCGGCGAAGATGCCGGCACTATCCGCGGCATCGCAGTCCCATACAACGAGACGGCCAACATCGGCGGCGCATACCAGGAGCGTTTCGCCCCGGGTGCAATCCGCTCGGTCGAAAACGTGAAAATCTACTACGGCCACCAGCATGAAGACCTGCCAATCGGCAAAGTCATCGACGGCCGCGACACTGAAGCAGGTTTCGAGATCACTGCCAAGCTGACCGCAGGCGTTCAGCGCGCAGACGAAACCCTCGCCCTCATGCGAGACGGTGTCCTAAACAAGTTCTCGGTAGGGTTCGTACCCATCGAGCAGAGCGTAGACGGCAACGTCGTAACTCGAACCCACGTAGACCTCCGCGAGGTCTCCGTAGTCGCGCAGCCAGCGTTCGCTGGAGCGTCCATCACCCAAGTTCGCGAGGAGCAGGAAACTGACCCAACCGACGCAACCCCAAATGAAAGTGAGAGTCCAGTGTCCGAAAACACCGAACTCGACGTTCGCGCCATCCAGGATGAACTCGTAGAGGTTCGTCGCATGGTTGAGGCGACCGCCGCCCCACAGGCTCCAGCTGCTCCATCGTTCACCAAGTTCCGTAGCCAGGGCGAGTTCGCCAAGGGCCTCGCAACGGGAGACGACGCCGCAATCGAGCTGTTCCGCACCTACTCGCCAGCCACCTCGGCTGACACCTACCTCGCCCCAGGCTGGGTTGGTTTCATCAACAACCTGATCGACCAGAACCGCCCATCGTGGAACGTTTGGTCGAAGGGTGCACTCCCAGCACAGGGACTAACCGTTGACTATGCCAAGGTAACCACCAACGGCGCAGCTGTAGGCGTCCAGTCGACCGAGAACACTGCAATCTCGCAGGGCAACATCGTCATCGACAACGTCTCGGCAACCGTCAAGACCTACGCCGGCCAGACCGAACTCTCGAAGCAGCTCGTTGAGCGTTCGAGCGTCCCATACCTGGACACCGCGTTCCAGGCTATGAGCATCGCCTACGCCAACGCCACCAACGCCGCAGTCGTTTCGGCTATCGCCGCACTCGACTTCACCGGCAAGGTCATGGACATGGACGGCGGCACTGCCAAGTCGGTCCTCGAGGGCATCATCGACGGCGCTAAGTACATCAAGACCAACTCGGGACTGAACCCAGAGTTCATTCTTGCTGGTCCTGCACTGTACAAGTACCTCGTTACCTTGGCTGACTCACAGGGTCGTCCAATCGTTCGCGTTGACGGCGCATCGGCTACCGGTGAGTCCATCGGCGCAAGCCCACGTCCTCTCGAGGCCTCGGTTTGGAACTTGCCAGTCATCGTTGACACCACCCTTGGCGACACTGTTGGCTACCTGGCTAACTCGCAGGCTCTCCGCGTGTTCGAGTCGGCAGGCGCACCTGTCCGCCTCGTGGACGACATCTCGGGCCAGTCGACCCTGACCAACTCGTACGCAGTGTACGGCTACGCCGCAATCACTGTCCCATTCGAGTCCGCCATCGTCAAGCTCGACTTCACCGCCTAGGACTAAACGATGACCGCGACTCTTCAAGAGTTCAAAGACTACGTCGGAACAAAAGACACTTCGACGTTCCCACAGCGATGCCTGGATGCAGGTCTCGCCGAGGTGAACGAGATCATCGGCACCGCCACCACTGTGCCGGCATCAGTGAAAGACCTTTGCGTTCTACAGGTAGCCTCTGAACACTGGAATCGTCGCAACGCACCAAGCGGCATCGCACAGTTTGCAGACGGAACAGGGCAGGGGATGCGTGTATCACTAGACACTAAGCGGTCTATTTACGCGCAGCTCCTGCCCTACCTGGGGCACGCTGTATGAGCGAACTCGGCGCGGCTAAAGCAGAACTGGCTCTCACGTTGCAGAGCGCAGGTTTGGACGTTTACTCGTACATTCCAGCGCGTGTAACGCCACCAGTCATTGTCATCCGCTCCGGGTCGCCATACATCCAGCCCGCCTCAGTCGGCCAAGAGTATCTAATCAACCTAGAACTTCAGGTCATCGCAGGCACTGCCGACAACGAGTCATCCTCTGACGATCTAGACGACCTCATCGAGGCCGCTCTAAACGCTCTACCAGCCGACGCAGGACTAAAGACAGTCTCATCGCCTTACGCCCTCGTCGCTAACGGAAACGACTACCTAGCCGCAACCATCGGTTTAGACCTACAAATCACTATCTAAGAAAGGTTTTGACATGGCCGCATCGACCAGAATCAAAGCAACAAACATCAAGTTCACCATCCTGTCGACGGACTACGCTTGCGACGCTGACAGCGTCGAGTTGAGTCTAAGCGACGCACCTGGCGGCCAGCAGACCTTTTGCGAGGTACAGCCCCTCCAGGAGTGGAAGCTCAAGCTGACCGGTATCGCATCGGGCGACTCTGCCTCGCTATACCAGCTACTCTTCGCCAACTACGGCACAGAGGTTGCGTTCAAGGTTGCCCCTAACGGCAACTCGACTGCCACCAGCTCACAGCCAATCTACGAGGGCACTGTTATTTTCGACAGCCTGCCACCTCTTAGCCTGGCATCGGGCGACATCATGAAGTTCGACGTTACCCTCACTGTGAAGAACAGCGTCCACACTCCATCGGCAACCCCTCCGGTCTACTTCGGCCTCACCAAGAAGACCAGTTAGTAATGACTACCGCCGATCTTGGCGGTTCAGTCAAAGTCGAGGGACTCCGCGAAGCCATCAAGCAACTGGAGTCCCTCGGCGCTACTAAGGATGAACTCGTCGCCATAAACCTTCAAGCTGCCGAGACACTTATGTCGGCACTCGGCTCTGAAGTGCCTCGACGCACTGGCAACCTTGCATCATCTATGAGAGCATCCAAAACTAAGGGCTACGCCCAGGTAGCCATTGGTAATAATAAAGTCCCATACGCTAATCCCATTCACTGGGGCTGGTTCTATGACAAAGACTGGTTTATTCAAAAAAACATCAAACCAAATAAGTTCATGTACCGCGCGCTCGATAAGGTCAAGAGTGAAATCATGGCAAGGTATGATGATGACTTGCAAGCACTATTCAACAAATACGGACTCGGAGCAGACTAATGGCAAAAATCGACTTCAACAGCATGACCCTCAACGAAATCGAACTAATCGAACAGTTGACTGGGCGCAACATCGACAGCATCATGACCGAGGACTCGCCTCGAGGCCGATCACTGAAAGCCATCATCTTCGTATTCAAGAAACGAACCGACCCTAACTTCACGTTCGAGCAGGCAGGCGACTACTCCCTCCAGGAGGCCACCGACTTGTTTGGAGACGCTGAAGACCCAAAAGACAAGTAAGAGAGGAGCAAGCTCGACGCAAAGCCCAGTTCTGCCTAGCGGCTCGCATGAGTCCGGCAGAGTATGAGCGCCTAACCCTGTATGAGTTCAAAGCATACTGTGAAGCGTTAGGTTCGAGCCAACAAGACACCGAATGGCCGCTACTCTAAATTTCAAGTTCGTTGCTAATGAGGCAGGTCTAAAGACTGGCATCAATAACGCCCAAAGTTCTATGACTGGGCTACAGAAACACGCTGAAGGTGTTTCTAGCAAGATGAAGGCCGCATTCGGCGCTATCGGTTTCGCTGTGGTTGCTAAAGGCCTGTACGACGCAACCAAGGCCGCCGCTGAAGATAAAATCTCCAGCGATCTACTTGCTAACTCGCTAAAGAACAACGCCAAGGCAACCGATGAGCAGGTTGCCTCTGTAGAAAAATCCATCGGCGCTATGTCGCGCCAGTTTGGCGTCGCGGACGACAAGCTACGCCCAGCATTTTCAAAACTTGCCACCATGACCGGCGACACAAGCAAAGCACAAGACCTACTCAAACTTGCTATGGACGCCTCGGCGGCAACAGGCAAACCTCTCGAGGCCACAACCACCGCACTCGGCAAGGCTTACCAGGGCAACTTTGGCGCACTGCAAAAGCTTGGCATCCCGATGCTCGACAGCGTCAAAAACGCTAAGGACCTAACCACCGCCAACAAGGACCTTGAGAAAAAGCAGCTCGACTACAACGCCGCAATCGTGCAGTACGGTTCGGACTCTAAAGAGGCCAAGACTGCCCTAGAAAAAATCGGTATTGCTCAAGAAAAAGTCAACGTCATCGCCCAGCAGGGAACGGACTGGCAAAAAGACCTAGGCGCAGCTTTTAAGGGAGCGGCTGAAAAGGGCACTGACCCTATGAAACGCCTACAAATCGTTTTTGACGAACTAAAGGAAACAATCGGTGCCGCATTACTCCCAGTTATCAGCAAATTGGCAGAGTTGCTTATCCCAATCGTCGACAAAATTGCCCCAGTACTTGGCAAACTTATCGGCGCACTTGCCCCA